ACGCTAGACATCGCCGGCGGAGCCAACATCACAACTACAGGTTCAAGTAACACTTTGACAGTGGCCTTGGACGCGGCATTGACTGGTCTGACGTCAGTCACAGTTGATGGCATAACCATTAGTGATAACCTAATCACAACAAATGAATCCAACGCTAACCTAGAACTTGATGCTAACTCATCAGGTTATGTAAGAGTGTTAGGTACAGGTGCACTTGGAGTACCAGTAGGTACCACTGGACAAAGACCAACAGCAGTAGCAGGTCAACTAAGATTGAACAGCACCACAAGTACATTCGAAGGGTACGACGGAACGTCATGGGGTTCACTTGCAGGTTCATCAGAAGCAGAAGCAGACACATCGAACACCACAAGGGTCACACTAGGACAGATTGGATCTTCCGCAACTATTGTGGATTCATTTGCTATTTCGGCCTTTCAGACAGTGAAGTACAATTATGTTGTTAACGACGAGATCAACGGAGAGTTCCAATCAGGATTCATACATCTTGTGCATGACAGTTCAGACAGTTACATTTCTGAGTATGCAATCACACACACTGGGTCAAGTGCTTTCGCAACTTTCACCACAGACATATCAGGATCAACTGTGAGATTAAAACTTACTGGAACTTCAACAACCAACTCAATCACTCTGTTTAGGACAGGACTAGGTTCAAACTCCGAAGCAGATTCATCCAGCACGAACACAGGACTCACACTGAACTCCGATGTTGATTCTGCTCAAGAATCACTAGACACTACCACAGCATCAACATACAGAGGTGTGCAATATTTCATACTTGCATCACAAACTACAGGTGATGGCAGTACCGTTGGACATGAATGTATCAAGATCAATGCTGTGCATGATGGTAGCACAGTGTATCACTCAGCATACGGACGGACATCAACCACAGGCGCTGACTTGATGACATATGATGTGGACATCGACAGTGGCAACATAAGATTGTTGGGCACAGGTGCAACAGCAAACACATCTGTCAAAATTTATAAAATAATGATACAAGACACGGAAGAAGCAACCACAGGTGACAATGTGTCCATCATCACAAACACAGATGTGGATTCGGCAATAGAAAATGTAGACTCATGGGAAAACAGTCTTACTGCGGGCACAACATATCAGGCCGCACATTATTTCAACACAGTGAAAGCACCAGCAGGAGTTGGTGGAGCAGAATATCAAGTGTCGGAAATTGTTGTGGTGGCAGACGGCGGTGACAACATATTCGAATCTGAATTCGGTATAGTACATTCAGGCAACAGGCAACTGATCTCTTATTCAACTGATTATGACAACACCACAGCGAGATTAAGAGGTGTGGGTGCAACCACCAACCTTGTGGTAAACGGATACAGGGTCAACATGGAACGCAAAGGATTGGGTGTATCTGCGGCATCAGTTGTATTAATTACAAATGACCAAACCATACAAGGACAGAAGACATTCAGCAGTCCTATCGCACTGACTGTGGGAAGCGATCCATCTGGTGTGGCCAACAACGCACACATATACGCCAAGGACGAGGCATCCAGTGCTGAAGTGTTCGTTAGGGACGAAGCGGGTAACGTGACCAAGATATCTCCACACAACAAACAGGGTGAGTGGGAGTACTATTCACGCAACACGAAGACCGGTAAGACTGTGAGGATCAACATGGAAGAAATGATACGTGACATAGAAAAACTGACCGGTAAAACCTATATCCAATCCAAATAAATACACGAGGACACACACATTGAACGAATTTTTTAGAGCCGTTGCAGGCATCACAGCAATAGTATTTTTCTTTTTTGTAGTCTATTCTACACTAAACTATGCACAGTCAGATGACCATGAATGGAAGGCAGGCGACATGGTGTGGGTAGATCATCTGTGTGCCAATGCAGAGATACTGAAAATGTCCGCTGATTTGATGCAACAAGCCACAGATGAATCTGTCAAACAAGCAGAAGATTTATGGAAGTTGGCTGTGACCAGTGGAGTATGTGTGAGCAGTCCTGAAAACTTTTTAATCAGACTTGAGACTATGATCGAGCACTTTCCAGATCTGTTCGGAGCAGAAGGTTATCACGGTGAACTTTGGTTCGCAACCACGGTACTACCAGACGGTACTCCGTTGCAAGTGTACGCAGGTGTGATAGCAAAACCGTTTGCCTCTAAACAAAAGACATCTTTAGGTAATAATATCCAGTATAGTTTGTAATTTTGATTTGATTGTTTTGCTGTTAACAGTCTTCAACAGTCCCTGGTGCATGGGTTTTGGCCAACAGTTCATCTGCACCCAACAATAGCCGATGTGTTCACCATTCAACACTGGCACAAATTCTGTCTCCACAACACACACATAGGTATTGAAGAAGAATTTTTGATCTGTGCTGGTGAACATCTCCAAAGGTATAAATTTTTTGATTGAAGGAGTGTCCCCTATCTCTTCTGATATTTCTCTCTTGAGTGCCTCCACAGGCAATTCCTTGCCTTCTGCCTTGCCTCCCACTATGCCCCATTGTCCAAGGTGTTTCTTGTTTGCCCTTTGGACGAGCATGAAACGTTTTGTGGACTTGGCATAGAATAGTGCACCACTGCAAACAATTTCAGTCATACTATATTATAATTTATATTGGTTTAAAGGTCAAGTACCCAATCACCCGGAGCATATTCACCTTCCCAGGACTTCTGCCACTGTGTACCAGTCCATTTGAACTGAACTGATGTGGTATTGTTTGTGGCATACTGCACATTGGTAACATTGGAAGAGTCAAAGTCAACATTCCATTTAGTGGTTGTGGCATTGTATTGTATTATGTCTGATTCTGAAGCGACAAGGTTGCCCCATGCACTGCCGGCTCTGTTGGTTTTGCCAACCGGTTCACCTAGTGCTGGTGACGTCAATGGAGATGGTACAATTAAATATCCACCACCTGCTGTGATTAAACTTTGATCTGCTGTTTGTTCTGATGAACTTGCCGCCGCATTGGTTGGATTCACTGTCTTATAAGTGAATTCCGTGGTGCTAGTTACTGAAGCAACACCTATTGTGCCATTGTAGTAACTTGGTGCCGCGCCTGAGATCCTCACAGTGTCGCCTACTGCCAATCCATGTGGTAGTGAACAAGTCACAGTTGCCACGCCAGACGCACCGGCATGAGTGATTCCTGTGATGTTAATGTCGTGTAGGTCAGTACCAATCGCTTGGGTAATAAGATATCTTTCCCCATCAACTTCTGATCCAGTGGGTTTAGTCACTGTTGGATCGATAATTTTAGTAAATTGTGGCACAGAGTCAGTTGGTATAGTATCTGTGTCAACTGTGAACAATAACTGATGTGCTTCAGTTGGGTGTTCTGCGATAGTGCCTGTGATGTAAGTTACTGTGTCTTCGTTGTTGGCCGTTGTTATAGCGGTCTCAAGTTTGACTTTGCTTAATCCTGCTGTGATTGTGCCATACGCACTCAGTATCTTTACCCATGGAATTTCTTTTCCATACACAAGTTGAGAATCAGTCTTGGCATCATCCTTAGGTAAAGAAGCATGGGCGCCGTCACCTGTAGATTCACTGAATGTGTCTTTGCTTTGTAAAAGTCTTATCTTGTTACCTTCAACATATAATCCGTAATTTCCAAAAGTTATCTCTTGTCGACTTAGTAGATCAGAACCTATGATGCCAGACACATCTATCTTAGATGCATCTTCGTCATACAATGATGCAACAATTTTTTCTATTACACCAAGTTTCTTAATTTTTGCTGGAGGTGTTAACCAAATAGGCAGTGTGAATTGCAATGTTGCAATGTCTATTTCATCGTCAGTACCATTTGGAATAGTTCTCGACGAAAAAGTAAGATCTGATAATTCAACATAACTTAGTGATGTCCAATCTACCCAGTTGTCTGTGGTTTGTAATTCAAGTGCTGGATTAAACAACACTAATAATTGTTCTAGTATCTGTAATTTTTGATCTGTGTTGTTTGAAAACAAGTCACAGTTCATAGTAAGTTCAAATGGCACCGGCATAATACGTTCAATTGTGTGTTGATTACCTTGTGTACCTGAATATGTTTTTGTTTCTGGATCATATGAACGTTCACGCACATGTAACTTGTCTATGTGTGTTGGCTCTTGCATTCTTTGTCTATCATATGACAAGTTTGAGATATAGGCCGCCATTTGTGGCACACTTACAAGGGCGTTTTCTGAACCTTGTCTCAATATATTTGCTACTTGCCTGTTGATATCTCCATAACGCACAGGTACTTTAATAAGATCTTTGTTGCCATCAGCATCCTTGCCTGTCTCGTATTGGAAGTTTGACATCATACGCACGAACTGAATGATATATCTTCTTAACTGCCCGTCATAAAAGTGTGAAATGTTTGCCATTATGTTGTGGTATCCGTATCTTCAGTTGGTGTTTTACGTTCTTTATCTATCAATGCTTGACTCAAAGCACTTCGTTCATTTAGTGTAGTGCCATCTTTGTTGGTTGTGATAGTGTCATTGTTAATGAAACTAGTTTTCGATGTTGATCTACTGTCTAAGTTGGTCATTGTCATTTTAACGTCGTCCTCTTGATGCACCCATCTTCTGCCGTCATATCTAAATAGCCTATTAGGCAAGTAATCTGTTCGCAAGTGATAGGATCCTTTGGCAGGTCCTGCCGGAAATGATGTACCAAAGTCATATGATTCGCCATTTGGTGCTATGCCATCAGCAGTAAGATATCCTTGTAGGTACCCATCACTTCTTGGTGAGTCCATCACCTTATCTGCTTTGATGCTACCTGTGTCTGCATCTATTGTTTCTTCATCTGCTGTGACAATGGCAACTTTGCCGTTGTCATCTACTGGTAAAATATATAATGGTTGTGTGTTGTAACCTGATTCTGGTGCATCTGCCTCTGCTTGGGCAATTATGGCATCATTAATTTCTTGGTCTCGTCTACCTGTGCCTTGCTTGTATGCAGTAGAGTTTTCATCATTCCTTGTGCCAATGATGTCTCTGAACTCTGGTGAATCTCTCAGTGGTTTACATCTTGCTCTTATTAAGTGTGGCCACCATGTCTGTGAAAATCCTTCTGCTGTGACATTCACATCTTCTACCTGATAGAAACGTTTGAGTGTTT